GTTTGCAATTCCTTGACTTGCGCGTGTAGCCTCGGTACTTCAGCGTCATACATTCCCTTTAAGGTCTTGTACTTCTGCTGCCACGTTTCCTCTGGAACCTCGGGCGCGGGGTTCTCGTTGGGCTTTGGCTCAGGTGGCTCAGTGGGTATTGGCTCGGAGGGCTTTGCTGGCGGTTCTGGATCGGGTGCCGGATTCTCTTGCGAGGGTGGGTCGATCTCTCCCATCAGCTGCTTCTCTAGTGCTTCAATTTCCTTTAACTGTTGTTCTACCTGTTTTGGCAAAGCCATGTGATTCTCCTTTTAGCTCCAACTCTGTCTTCAGGCTCCTACCACGGTGTGCCGTCCAACATAATGGTTTGCTACGGTTTATAAATGCGGTTATCTCAACCGCTCCAAGACTGAAGGAGCCTTTTCGACTGCCTCCAAAAAATCTTGTAGAACCTTCGCTCGACCTTGGAGTTGGCGGATACGATCCCCATCAGCCTCGATTAGCGAAGATTTTGTATCTTCTAGCAATTGTCTAAAGAGCAAGAGCAGTCCCTCGTTCTCGGTTTGACGGCACCTTGCTAGTGCCGCTACTGCCTTACGGTCGGAACTACCATCCAAAAATAGATTCATAAATGGCTATTTATCACCCTGTCTATAGGTTGTCAATAGACTACGAGAGAAATTCATAGTCATACTCCGTTTGGCCTAGGAGACATAAAGTTCGACTCTCTGCCACCCACCTGAGAGCCGTCTGGCAAAATGTTCTTGGGAGCAGGGCCTTGCGTCATACCGCCGGGTCCACCGGGTGCGGCACCTTGCATTGCCATCTCGCCTGCTTGCATCATCACAGCGATCTGTTGTTGCAGTTGCTGGATCGTCTGTGCTTGCTGTTGAATGACCGAAAGTGTTGGTGCGTCAGGGACGATCTTGTCTACGTTGCCAGAGAGATTTCTAGCAGCGTCACGCAACAACTCTGCCGTGCCGTTCATGCCCACAATCTGCTGCGCTACTGGGCTGTTCAACACCAACTGCATGAACTCGTTACGACGGATTGCTTCAGCTTCCTTGACCACCAGCGACTGAGCGCCTTTGGCCACGATCTTCACGTCGCCGATCAACTCAGGGTCTTGGCTGTAGCGCAGGTTGTCCTGATACAGACGCTCGATGATGGGAATCATGATGTGCTGGTCGATGTTCGAAATCACCTGCTTGATGCCCTTACCAGCGTTGGAAATAAGCATCGACAGACCGGACGATGTACGCCCTGCGCCTGCGACGTGCTCACCCGTCATATAGCGCGGAATCATCGTGTCTTCGTCAGCACGAGCAGCGAACTTCTCAAACACATTCATCAACTCAGAAGCGTTGCTGTTGGGCTGGAAGAACGTGATCGGCTGTGAGCCGTCGTTGTACTCGCTTGACTGGAACTGCCAAACCTTCCATGGATACATCTCAGTCACATCTTCCCCTGCGGGTATGCGAGAGACGTTTACTCCCACCTGCGGACCGGACGAAATGCCCATGTTATTTGCCAGCGCGCGACCAGCACCGTTGACCATGTCCTGCGAGTCCATACACAGGTCAGCTACGCCTTTGCCATCGACTGAGCCGGGCAGGTTCTCGTAGCTTGTCAGGTAGTACGGCTTACGCCCCAGTGGGTCGTAGTTCAACACAGCACGAATGACGGTGTTGCCAATCAGCCAGACTTCGCATGGATAAGACAACTGAGGATCAGGAATATCTTTAGCATCCATACCCCAGTCGATTAAGAGACTGCCTTGCACGTTATCCCAGAGTTGCAACGCGTCTACCAAGTCCTCAGTGTGCAGTGCATAAGTGAGATTCTTACCTTCAGCAGTAGCCTTAGCCGAGTCAGTCCACAACCACTCTTTTAAGTTGCCACCAGTGAACTCATCAAGCACCGTGCGAATCGCCGCTTCGCTATAACCCTCAACACCGATCAGAGCTTCCAAGTCCTCACGGGTCATCTTGTGACGTTCGATGATGAAGCCATCACCCAGATTCCACGACCATGGTGCCCAGTAGATCATGAACGGATCAACACGCTCCCACTCGTTGCGAATCTCTTCAGTAGTCGTCAGTTCGCCATTGATCCACTTCATCGTCTTGCGACGACGCTTTACTGGTCCCTTCATTACAGCGTATGGGAAGGTAACGATGTCATCCAAGAACTCGTTAAACGCCGCATGGAAACCACCTTCAACCAACTGGTCTTCCATCTTGTCAGCCATGCGATCGACACGCTTGCGAGATTCTTCTTTCATCTCACGCAGAGTCTGGTCTTTCATCATCTGCGCTGCTTGACGAAGTTCTTCTGGGTCAGGCTGAATCCCTTGTGCGTAAGAAGCCATCAGTTGTGTAGCCATCTTGGCTTTCAACTCTTCGATTACGTTGGGAGGTAGATCAGGGAGGGGTGTGGGGTCGATGCTCCAAGGACGATCATTGCCAGTACCTAGGAGGGTGTCACGTAGCCAACTTGTCGCTGCTCGGCATTTGACTGAGGTCAGCTGGATGAAGATTTCTGAGCCACCCTGAGCCTGTATCTCTGCCAACTTCTCTGGGTCATACTCACCGTTGCGTCTGCGCAAGCACTTCAACATGCGCTCTTCAAGTTCTCGTTTAGCAAGCCGCGCTACCTGCCAGCGTTTGTTCACATGCCCCGCCAAGCCTTGAATAACTGGCTGTGCGTTCTGGGCGTTTGCTTCACGTTGCGTCTCGGCTTCCATGTCGGAAACACGAGATACTGGCATAAGGGCTAAACCGTTCATTTCCTGTCCTCAGACGGACTACAAAAAGATGCCCCTATGTACCATTGGGGTTTGTGGTTGTCAAGTATACACGTAGGATACCCGCTTTACTTCTCTTCGCGCCACACCTAGTGCCACCCCGCGCACGTTCATATCGATCACGCTGTCGGCGTACTGGTTGGCGTCGTGGACGTGGGAAAACTCGTTTTTGTCCGGAGAATCTTCCAACTCGCCGTTCTTTTTGAGCTTGTACCGATAGCCTGTCTTGAACCCTTTGATGAGCATTTTGCAAGCCGGGTCAACCAAGTACATCGCCTTACCTTCGAGTTGCTGAGATAGCAACCGCTCAACCGCTTGGATTCTAAGGTCTGGTTTGTTGGTCGGCGGCTTGACGCATTTAAACCCAGCGGCCTTGAGTGCGTCCACCAGTGTCATCTCGTTCAACTGTTGTTTCATAAACCCAGCGGGGTCCGGCGCGCAGATCATAGTAAAGCCGGGGTAGTGGTTGGCCACGAACGGCGTCAACTTAGTCCTGATGAACGTCTCAATGCCCATATTCTCCGATGTCAACTCGGCAAGTGTCAGTACGCGACCCCGCGCGTCCCGTTGCTTGAATACCGCTGCTGGTGTACGCCCGAAGTCAATGCCGATGATGAGTGGATAGTCTGGGGAGTTGATCGCCCGAAGGTCTGACTGTGCTACGTGGAAGTCCGGCACGAATGACTTCTGATAAACCGGTGTGCCAGAGAGCGACCGCCCGAATTTGTTGTGGATGTAAACGTCGATCCAGTCCTCAGTCTTACCCTCAGCCAGCGTCTCGTAGTACCCGTCGATCAGGTTGTCTGCCCAGTCACATTCAGCTGAGAGAGCACTGGGTTGCATGAAGATTTTGGCTGTGCTGGGCGGGTTGGACATGTACTCTTCCCAGAACGTATCGGCGTCCGGTGCGTTCGTCGCCCCCCAGATGTGGTGGTTGGCCGTCCCATCGTCAGTTACGCATCCTCCGTTGGCCACGGACGGGTACCGTCCAACTCGTCCCTGCAAGGCATTAAAAATGTCCGGATGGATTTCCCGGTATTCGTCCAGTATGCCAAACGAACATTCAAGGGATAGCAAGCGTCGCACGTCATTGGCGTCGTCCAACCCCCGAAACAGCACCTCACACTCAACGTCATCAAATCGGAGGAAGAACCTTTTGTCAGTACGCGCATAAGAACCCGCCGCCCCTTCAGGAAACCACGTCATGAACGTCGGGATCGTGGCATCCGTCAACATCTGGTTGGTGTTTCGCACTACCACTGCACGAGAACGACGCACCCCGTCCCTGCCCTTCCTCATTTGCTTGGCATGGTAGGCTATTTTCATCATCGAAGCGGAGGATTTGCCGCTTCCGACTGGCCCCGATACGAGTGAGACAAACGCTGGGCAGGTAAAGAATCCTGCAAGTGACGTCGGAGGGGTGTAATTGATCCCATTCTGGCTCATTCGTAGTAGTCCTCACCCGCGTATTCATAGCTTTCACCCTCCAACAACTCTATTTTTGGGGAGTTTTCTAGGGTTTTTGGGGTATTTATAGGCAAATT